GACAAGGGAAGTGTAACACAAGTCGAGCGAATTGCATCCCTCGATGCGAACTTTTTTTTTTCTTTTTTTTTTGGCCGGTCGAGCGCGCGTTGTGGTGCTCGATTACATGTAAGGTGCTAGGGGGGAGTATACCCCTGCACTGTCAAAAAATGGACAAGTAGTCGGGTGGGCTTGGTCCCAATCACAAGCAATTTACTAACATCAAATAAAAAGGGTCCCATATTTAACTATAATCATAATAAAACATGTAATACTCAACTTCGCTCCGATCAGCCCGCCTGGAAGTCGTTGGGATCAAAGGACTTAGGTCGCTTGACAATTCAGTTAAATGGGTGTATCGTCTAGGGCGACAGCCGACGCCTGTCCATCTCTTACGTGTGTCGTTTACATCTTTTCACACATATAAGGTTGGACAAGTCATGCCTATCGGCCTCGTATCAGACGACGAACTAGCGAAAGAAATCGAATCACTTTCACCCAAGAAAGTGGTTCCATCTGTCGTCAAATCAGACGTAGAGATAATCGACAAGTCTCCCCGAGGCAGAGCCGAGGGAGACGTAAATGTCCCTGACTCACTACGTCAGATCATTGGTGAGGAATCCGTAATCAATGGTAGAGAATCAGCTCTAGCATTAGCCAGAGACTTCGGCATAAGTGCTTCATCCGTGAGCGCCTACGCGAACGGAGCGACTAGTACGACCACATACGACCAGCCCAAGTCCAGCATAATCAGTCACATAAACAAGTCTAGACTACGAGCCTCGAAGAAGGCAGGGAAAGTTCTGTCCGCCGCATTAGAGGCGATCAGTCAGGACAAACTAGACTACACTGATGCGAAAGATCTAGCAAGTATAGCGAAGGACATGTCAGTCATCATCAAGAATATGGAACCTCCTGTTCAATCAGATCAAGCCTCGGATGTGAATAGTAGAGGCCCACAGTTCGTAATCTTCGCTCCTCAATTCCGTGATGAGCGGTCATTTGAAACAATCGAAGTCAAGGAGTAGAAGATGGCGACAGTAGTTCATCCAGATCCATTCTCCGCTGTGCTTCTCTCATCTCCTCCTCTCGTAGTCACAGAGGAACAGAGTAGGTATATCAGAGAAGTACTCGACATCTCTTGTTCAGATTCCAAATTCGCAGAGAAAGCCTACACTGCAATTACTCGAATCCTATCAGGTGGAACTGTAGCAGTTCCTACACTAACATCATTAAACCCGGCCACGGGTTTAACATTAACTAGTATCACTCTCACAGCTATGGGTACGAACTTCACTCCTGGCTCAAAGATTGTGGTCAGCGGAGTAGAACAGGAAACTACCTTCGTATCCGAAACAGAACTAAATGCATTAGTTGCATTAGGTGAAGAAGGTATCCTACCTGTAGCAGTTCTGACTGATACTGGTGTACTCACAGATTCAGTTCCATTCACTGTGACTGCTGTTGTTGGCAGATCAGATGAGAAGGTCTATCATAGACCAGATCCTCTAATAAATCCTAGTAAGACTCAAACTCATCAGGTGAACAGGTAATGCCAGTCCAACTACTCCCGGTCGGTACTCCGTTTCTAATGTTGGCTAATGTCGCGTATGCATTGCCAGCAGTAAAGACTACTCTATTCACTGACGGAGCTACTCCTACCATCACTCAATCAGGTGATGCAGCTTTTACTGCCAATTCAGCCGTTACACTCACAGGTGGACAGGCTCAGTTAGCAGGCGGATTCATCAAGGCCACAGCGAATACTCTCGTCACTCTGAAACGAGACTAAACATGAGATCAGGTCTGTTAGTTCTAGCACTAGTCATAGGAAGTGCGTGTGGAGATACGATAATCAATGTGCCCAATCCAACTGCTCCAACTACTCCGGTAAAAGAAGAACCAAAAGTCATTACATCAAAGGTCGAATTCAGAGTAGTAGGTAATGCGAATTCAGTACGAATCAGATACTCGAATCCTGTAGACGGACTAGTTCAGACTGTCACCTCACTACCATTCTTCACGTCATTCAGTTCAACTGATTCGATCTTGTTCTTATCATTAGATGTAACTCCAATATCATTTCCTCTCGTAACTGCTCAACCATTTCTGTCAGCTCAGATCTTCGTGAATGGTAATCTGTTCCGTGAAGCTAGTACACTCAGTGATAGTCTCACTAACACGTTGACAGTTAATGGTACGTGGAGGAGATAATAACATGGCATTCATGAGATCAATGGGACGCGCACTAGCTGCACCAGCTAGAGCAGTAGGACGCGCGGTACAGCCTATGAACAGACCTAATCAGGGTGTACCAAGAAAAGTGGGATTAGGTCCATCTCCACAGATGCCAATACCAGGTCCACCAATGCAGCCTCCTACTCCTGCACCACCTCCCATGACTCCAACTCCTACACCATCTGTATCAATGCCTCCCCCACCAATGCCTCAGGGTCCACCATTAGATCAGATGGGTCAAATGGGAGGAATGATGGGTGGTGGCGGAGGACAGATAGATGGTAGAGGAATGATGGCTAGACCTGGTGTAATGCCGGGTCGTGAGGTTCCACCACCTATGATGGGACCAGATCAAGGTCCGCCAATGATGCCTCAAAATAGAAAGTTGCAGATGATGCAATCAAGAGGATTGGGACCATCTCCTAGATTCGGTCAGCAGTCTTACTAATCAGATCAATGGAAACTCAGGCATACAATCCGAATGAGTGGAAACCTGAGCCTAAACAGGAACTATTTCTATCTATTCCCACATCAGTAAAAGAGGCGTTCTATGGAGGTGGAGCAGGATCAGGAAAATCAGACGTATTGTTATTATATGGAATAGTTCATAGATGGCATGAGCACCCAAAGTTCAAACAGGTATTCATGCGCCGCACTTTCCCCGAACTACGAAACGAAATCATTCCACGATCTAGAGAAATCTATCGAAAGTTTGGTGCAACACTTAATAAAACAGAAATGTGTTGGACCTTTCCGCGTGAAGATCAATTTGGGACGGGAACAAGTACAAAATTCGGTCCAAAAAATGAAGGAGCGATGATCTTTTTAGGTCATTGTGAGAATGAAGATGATGTGCATCAATACGATACGATGCAGATCAACCTATTCACTCCTGACGAACTAACCAGCATAACTGAATGGATCTATTTATACATTGGTTTTCAGCGTGTCAGATCTCCTGTGCCAGATCTACCTGCAATTATCAGAGCAGCAGGAATGCCAGGTGGAATCGGACATACATGGACGTTCAAGAGATTCATTAAACCGTATCCCAAAGGTGGAAAGATCATCGTTGGTAGAGGCGGGAACAAGCGGATTTACATTCACTCGACTCTTGAGGACAACAGATACATTGATCCGACGTATAAACAGTCACTTCAAGGCATTACGATCGAGGCTGAGAGAAAAGCGAAGTTACTTGGTGACTGGGATGCGTATCAGGGTCAGGTCTTCGATGAGTTTAGGGATCGTAAATTCGAGGATGAACCTCCTAATGCATTGCACGTAGTACCAGAGTTTGAGATTCCGGCATGGTGGCCTAGAATTGTGATCGGCGATTGGGGATACGCAGCCATGACCTGGGTAGGCTATGCCGCAATCTCTCCTAATCGACGGGTTTACATCTATCGTGAACAGTATTGGGTAAAAACAAAGATAGCTGAGTGGGCACCTTATGTCAAAGTCCATATCGATAAGGAGTCTCCACGTCTCATTCGATTCTGCAAGTCCGCGGGACAAGACAGAGGACAAGAGCACACAATCCAACAACAGATTGAAGAAGAACTTGGACAACCAATCGAACTGTCAAATAATACTCCTGGATCAAGAATCGCTGGTAAACTACTTATACATGAATACTTACGGTGGCAGCCTAAACTGATCAATCAGGACGCACTCCCACTCTACAATGAAGACTATGCAATGTGGATCATGCGAAATCGAGGGATGGTAGAATACCAATCATACCTCAAATCGTTTGAACCTCAGGAACCGGAGCGGAACTTACCGAAACTACAGATCATCGATGGGACGTGTCCTATTCTGGTCGAGGCGATCAAGGCATGTTCGTATGACAAGCCTAAAGGAAACAAGCCGGCGGAAGATATTGCGGAGTTCGACGGTGATGATCCAATCGACGGATTACGATACCTTGTTGATGCGGCTGAAGGATTTTTTGAAGAAAGCAACACAGAGTTCAAGAAAATCCAAGCACAAGAAGAACTAGTCAATCGATTAAATTCAACTCAGGACTGGACTGCATTCTATCGCAATATGAGTAAGATAGAATCGGATAGTCAAGACGCGATCAAGCCAGTCAGTAGATACAGACATCATTAAAATGGCTAAGAAAGAATCGCTCATGCACGTCAAAACAACCCTCACTGATTCTGAGGGGAATACTGGATCTCTCGTAGGTGATATCATTCTTGGTACTCCTACGCCTCCACCGTCAGATGAAGTCCTGAAGGTCAAGGAATACATGGGTTGCTTTAGACTTCAGCCTGATGATGCGGGCTTGGTTGGATTTGCCTACGGCGGAATCACTGCACGAAGGAATGCAAACGGAAAACTGTCGTTCTTCATGGGAATAAATGATCAGAGTTGGCCTGGAACTGTTATTGAAATAGAAGATCCTGAAGTCTATTCGAAGAATTGGGAGACTTCTCCACAAGCTCCGGCCAAAATACACTGGTGGGATAGTATTTGTCAGGGTAGAAAAGGCACATGGATCGAATCTGCGCAGAGACAAGAGACGATTCGTGGTGTCAAGGCACTGATACTGAATACTCCGATAGATAAGCGCGCACCACTACTTGCTTGGTTGAAAACTCTACAAGCTAAAACACAAACAACAGATCCTACGTGGTATGAATTTGGTCCAGGTCAGGCTCCGATCGGTGGATTGCATTGGGATGAGGCAACTAAGGTTCTCTATTGGTCCTATGCAGATGCATATAATGTAGCTGGTAGACCTGACTGGTGTATTGGTGCTACGAAATTCAATGATGATGAGACTCTGAGCGCGCATGGTCCGTGGCGCCCTTCAAATATTGATGATGGATACAATAAAAAAGGAAGTTGGGCATCTGGACTTTTTGCTAAACATCCTAATGGAGACTGGATTACTGGAACAACTATTCAATCAGGTAATGCTGGCTCACCTTGGGGACCAGATGCAATCACTGGTAAACCAATCATACCAATAGACCATGATCCAATGGTCGATTATGAAATGCCAACTAGACTAATCACCCATCGTTACATGGGAGGAATGATTGATCAGGAAGGTGTGGCCGGCGGTCCCATCATGTCGATGCGTCGTCGCTACCACAATCCTTTGTGGGAAAACTTCGGTGGTGGGATAGTAATGAACATCAATCCTGCCCACTACAATGGAATGACTAGTTGGCGTCAAGTCGATGTGATTACTGGAATCGAATGGTTAGAATACAATAACAAGAAATCACTTCTATTCTGGGCATTGAATTCTGGGTCAAAGAGTCAAGATCCGAATGATCCAGCGGCTGCACATGAATGGTATAGCAATCCTGGTAATAACTATCATTGTCCTAATCATGGAATTCTGGCACCAGTTCAGATCACTGGGCCAGTCTGCACGCACACCCTTCCAGTCCTCATTTCCTACAAGATCCCTGACATTGAGAAGATTGTCAATGG